CTTTGTCTAATAGCATTTGACTGTAATCCCATTCACCGGCAGCGATTCCATCATTCTCAATATCTATGAAACTGAGTTGATCAACATCAGTTCTCATATCAAGATTCATATAAACCTTAAAATCTGACCATTTTCCTGAAACAGCCGCTCCACCAGATTGCGCTAATGCTCTTTGTTTCTTCCATAATTCAAAACCACGTGTCCAAGCGGCTTTAGTGGTCCAAGTTGTTGGAAGTCCACCAAACTTAACGTAAACGTCACCTTGTCCATCGTGTACACTAATATTTGCAATGTGATAAGTACCACCTTGGCGATAAAGTCTCCTATTAATCTGAGACATGATCTTAGCGATATCCAAATAATGGAAATCTTCTCCTTCACCCGTATGGTTTATTGTAAAATTAAGAAACCTATGCGTATCCTCAGGTTTCATTTTTCTGGTCATTTTTCTTGTGCCGCGTTTTCGAGCCATAGGGGGGGCTGATAATGATAGGTATAAGAATATACCGATCATCAAAACGCGACACCCGCCACTTCTGTCACAACTGAAAACGCTACACTACTCTAATAATGTGACAGGTGACGGGGGGGACGAAGTAATATCCATGTTCGTCCCCCTCGCTTCGCTCCATATTTGTGAACCCGCGCTCGTGGATTAAAATCCCGTGCCCGCCTCCCCTCCACTTCGTTCCGGCCGCGTAAACGGGGGGCGGCCGCGCTTGTTATTGCGATAGAGTTGGGGTTAATTACTGCCCCAATCTTCTGCGAATTTCTTCAGTCTATCTCTGTGAACACAATATGCATACGGATGTTTCCGCATTATTGTCTTTAGATCTATACCAGAGATATACAAGTTTACCAGGTCGCTCAAAACTATCTTCTCTAGTGAACCGTGAAGTTTTGGCTTGCCAATTTGCCATCGCTTAAAGGCAAACTTAGCCTCATGTTTGTTAATTCCGGTACAGTAGTCCCATGAGCCTTTTGCATCCTTTACAATATCAAAACACGTTGTCATAACGCCAAGTGCTGACGCTAAAGTTTTGAGTCTCTTAGGTTTATGTTCCATATATCCCTGAATGTGAATCCTTCCTAGTTGTTCTCCCATTTCAAGTGCTAATGCTGCTGCTTCTATTCCAGCAGTCTTGCCTATTCTCTTTATCATTTTATCGAATATCATTAGCCAATCTTCTTCTTTTTCTCCTAGACCTTTGTATATTATTAGATCTAAATGAGCGTGATGTATTGTAATAAAACATCTTCTCAATTGCATTGAAACACATCCCAACAATCACATTCGTAATATTTATCTATATGCCATGAATCACCATGAACATATATATCAGTATTTTCATAAAAATGTTCTATCATTATTAATTCAAACATTTCTAACTGAAGACTTTTATCAAAATCATATATTTTCATTTGCATTTTTCATACTCTCCCAGTATGGTTCCGGTGGGAGATTTCTCAAAGTAGTGGAACCACGCTACCATTGAGTTCAAGACCAAGTAAAACAAGTACGCAAACTTTGCAGAGTTTATCCGCATGGCTGTTGACTACTTGGTCAGGAATATCATTCGAAGTAGTCATAGTCTACTCCAGGTCTTTTTTGCCAATTATATGGACTGTTTACGATTACTTGATCATCGCCAGTAACCCAAACATAAGCCCTAGCAACTGATGAAACACCAGATACCACCGTTCCAGTTAAACTAACTAATGGAATCGGAATTCTAGATAATGCAGTACCATAAACAGAACCTGCTGCAGCAAATTCAGAAACAGTTATTGAATCATCACCTGTTGCTTGAAAATAGATATCAGTGATATCTTCAAAGGTGATAGCCTCCATAGGCATATTATTTCCTCATTTGTTGGAATCCTACACGCTTGCCATTAACATAAACATAGCAACCGTATCGACCTTTTTTAGTTCTGAAAGGTTTTCCCATCGATCTATTAGTACGACGGTTTGTAGCCCGATAATATCTCTTAGCGATAAAATCACGCCCAAGAATCGAATGCTACACCCTTATATTTACCAGGAACAAGTTCAATGCAAATACCAATATCATTATCATCAGTACTACTCTTTGTCTCAATACATAGTAATCCAAGAGGAACACTAAAGCCGGGCAACATAGCACTAGGGCTTTGTGCAGATTTGATTGCAACTTCTCTATAATTCCAAGGAGCAGCGCAATTAGTAGCCGCACCAGGAACTAAAGTAGCACTGTACGGAGGACTATCATTGTCATCTTCCATTTGATTGACAACATCAAGATTAACTTCTAAGTCACCGCCACCAGTGGCCATTAATGTGAAAAGACTTGAAGAAGCAGCCGCAGGAGCAACTGGATCATCCTGAGGAATGTTTAGAACATCCTCTAATGCTTTTAATAAACCTGCAGAAACACAAGTTCCTCCAGTTAGGTTTCCAGAATTAGATCCCATCATATGAAGATCAAATGCATCAGTGTCATCACCGTCTTTGTCTAATAGCATTTGACTGTAATCCCATTCACCGGCAGCGATTCCATCATTCTCAATATCTATGAAACTGAGTTGATCAACAT